CAAGATGAATACACCAAAGGCTGTAGCAGATGAACTGCTAGCTCTTATGCGAGATAAGGAGGAGATAAGGATGGCTCTAGCAGAATTGGGAGCGTCCATGGCTGAAGAAGACGGGCTATCCAGTTACCCAGACAAGATACGGGGGCTGAAGCCAGCACGCCTAAAAATCTTTAAGGATCAACAATGCTACCAGTGGAAAGATGAGGTGCTTCCTGATATGGAGGTGGACGAAGGGTATACAGCTGCTAATCTATCGTGGGTATTTGGAAGATGTCCTAACCTAGTTCGAGTTCCAGATATTCTAGGTATAGAACGAGCTGTAAACTTGGAAAGCCTTATCCAAGAGAGTGTGAAGGTCAAAAAACTCACATTACCAGATCTTCCTAACTTGACGAGCATACGAAGTATTGCAAATGGTGCGAGTTCGCTGGTGTCTGTGGTGATTGGAGCAACACCTCAGATTACAGCACTATACTACTCCTTCGCAAATTGTACTTCACTTGCATCGTTGTCTATTGGCGATACTCCAAAGGTGAAAAACTTAGAAGCAGCATTTTATTCCTGCTCAAAACTGCAAAGGTTGAAGCTGTCTCTAGGTAGTGGTATAATAGAAAATGCGCAATACACATTTGATAATTGCGCGATACTAGAGGAAGTAGAGGGCATCATTGACTTGTCAGTAGCAACTAATATTGCAAATCTCATCACAAGATGTCCGAACCTCCGAGAGATACGGTTAAAGGGAGTTGGGCGCGAGCTCATAGCATTTCAGTCTGTTGCGATCTCCCTTGAGAGTGTACGCTACCTCATCAATGAGGCTAAGAGCGTCTCTACTGGTACAGTGATGTACCTACCACAGAGCTTGGTGGATAGGTATCCCTCAGAGATGGCGGAGTTGGGTAAAGTCGCAACGAGTAAGGGGTGGACGATAACCTATAGATAACAGATAGATATGGGAGAAGAAAGATCAATCAGACTAGATGCCCCAGAGGGGAAGATGCTAGTCAACCGTAAGCTAAAGGCTATCGGCATCATTGTACGCACGATCATTGACAGTCAGGCTGACTGGGAGGTGCTTGATGAGTCAAAGGCAGAGGCCTTAGATAAGGTGTGGCACCCTGAATTTTATGGGCTGCATACAACTGATCCGGGGCCAGGACCTAGCCCTGTACTACCCACCTCTAACTCTCAAAGCTAATGACAGCTAAGGAACGAGCCGAAAAAAAGGACTTTGCGCGCCTACTCTACCTCCAAGGGGAGGAGCAAAAGAGTATCTCGCAGCGCATCGAGGTATCTGAGACGACCATCAGCAAGTGGGTCAAGGAGGGTGGGTGGCAGGAGCTCCGTGCAGCCCAGAATATCACCCGTCCTGAGCTAGCCAATAAGATCCTACTCTCAATCAATAAACTCCTCGATAGAGCTATTGCCAGCAATGAGGTGGATGCAGGTCTGGTCAAGCAGCTCAAGACCTTCAGTGACGCTATTGCCAGCATCGATAAAAAGGCGAACATCGTAGATACGATAGACACCTTCATCGCCTTTGGCAAATGGCTGGAGCACCGTATGACTATTGATAGCTCCCTCACCCCCGATTTTGTCAAGCAAGTCACCTACTATCAGGACTTATACATCCGTCACCGCCTAGGTGGTGCTGAGGACTAGTAACGCGATCACCCTATGCCCCTACAGACCATTGTTCCCCCAGCCATCACGGCTGGCAAGGTACTCCTCTATCGCTTCCCCCAGCAGAGCAAGGGGAGTTTCCCCCAGCGCGAGGAGGCAGGGGAGTTCACTCCCTCACCAGTAGCCTCGCCCATCACCGACCCCGCTTGGTGGGAGGGCAGGTACGTCCTCTGTCCCCTTCGCCTGCGCCTAGAGGATGGCACTACACTAGAGCTTGCTGATGCCGTCGTGGCGATGACCCGGACCAAGCAGATCATTACCACCCAGGTAGTCGGCATGACGGGTACGGTTAAGGAATATATCAGCTCTGGGGACTACGACATTAATATAGCTGTTGGCATCCAAGGGCTCGAGGACGGCAAGATCGCCGACCGCTACCCCGAGGAGGGTCTACGAGAGCTCCTGAGGTACCTCGAGGTGGACAAACCCATACAGGTACAGAGTGCCTTCCTTGATCTCTTTAGGGTCAATCGTATAGTTGTCAAGAGCTACTCGCTCACCCAGGACACGGCGACCAACTACCAGGAGCTTACCCTCTCCGCCCTCTCTGATGATGAGTACAACGTCTACAGCACAGACTACTAGCCTATGTACCGCCTAACCGCCCGTGTAGAGATAGAGAGCACCCGTAAATGGGTGATCACTCAGGTCACTGCCCTACAGATAGAGCGCAGCACCGAGGAGCTTACCGATACGTGTAAGATCACGCTACCCAAGCGCATGCTTTGGGATCAGCGGGAGGGCGTGCCCCTGAGGCGTGGGGACAAGGTGCGGGTATCCCTCGGCTATGACGATGACCTGCAGCTGGCTTTCGTCGGATACATCCGGGAGGTGGGCTTCAAAACACCTGTGGAGCTCGTCTGTGAGGATGAGATGTACCGCCTCAAGACTCAGCCGACCCTCCCCAAGGCGTATAAGTCCGCCACCCTGGAGGGGGTCCTCCGTGACCAAGGCATCGCAACGCCTATCCGTGTGATGGGCGAGCAACACCTCGGAGCTTACCGAGTGCAAACCGACACCGTGGCGAGCCTCCTCGGTACCCTCAAGGAGCAGGGCATTCGTAGCTTCTTTCGCTACGAGGACGGGCAAGCTATCCTCTACTCAGGGGTACTCTTTGATCATGATGTGGGTAAGGCTACAAGGCAGGTCATTGCGACAGGCATCAACCTGATTAGTGATAGCCAACTCAAGCAACAACATGCAGACACCCTACGTCTCAAGGTTAAGGCCATATCCCTACAGCCTGAGGGGAGAGGGAAGAAAAAGAAAATCAAGGTGGAAGTAGGCGATAAGGACGGAGAGCTCCGCACTCTGCACACCTACAATAAGTCGGAGAGTGAGCTACGCCAATGGGCGGAGCAAGAGCTACAGCGTCTCAAACAAGACGGGCTCACAGGGAGCGTCACCACCTTTGACGCGCGCCTCATTGATAAGCTCGACCACGTGGCTATCCGCCTCGAGGGTAAGCGCATGGGCGTCTACCAAGCGAAAAAAGTAGTCATTAAGTATGGTGCTGAGGGCCTCCATCAAGAGGTGACTCTCGGCTACAGAGTAGCACAGTAAGCAATATGAGCCAGATAGCATCCCTCATACGCTCCTTGGCAGGGCATTCATCCTCCGTCCTCAAGGTCTGCGAGGTGACGAGCCTTGACCGAGGAGCCCGTACCATCGACTGCCAGCCACTCGATGAGACTGCCCCTATCTTAGGGGCGAGCCTCCAGGCAGACAGCGGAGGCACTCAGGGCTTGACCCTCTACCCCAAGGTGGGCTCCCTTGTTATCGTAGGGCTCGTGGAGGGCACGCCTCTCGGTGCCGTCCTCCTCGCCGATGAGCTCGATGAACTCGAGGTACAGATAGGTGACCAGCAGATCTCGATCACCCGTGAGGGTATCACCCTCAACGAGGGTAAGCTAGGTGGGATAATCAAGATAGCCGACCTCACCAGCAAGATCAATACCCTAGAGCGAGAGCTCAACACTCTCAAGCAAATACTCACCTCGTGGACACCAGTCCCCCAGGACGGAGGTGCCTCCCTCAAGGCATCAGTCGCCTCCTGGGCAGGTCGCCAGCTACAACTTACCCGCCAAAGCGACTACGAGGATACTAAAGTTAAGCACTAACTATTAGCCATCATGATAGGTATACAGATAGACACTACTACGGGCGACCTCGCCCTGCCTGAGGGACGCATGGCCCTCGGGGAGGTACGAGAGCAGACCGCCCAATTCCTCCTCGAGGGCGTGCCTGGCTCCTTCGGCGAGTACCCCACCCTTGGGCTCGCTGTACGTCGCCAGCTAGGTGCCCCTCATGACCCGATGTTCCCCACTCTCGCCGTCAAGATGATGCGCCACTGCCTCATACCCGTAGAGCGCATTGTTGCCACCTCAGATGGCTACGGCATCACCTTTAAGGACTAACCCCTATGGCACGTACAACACAAGACATCCGCCGATCCATCAGCGAGGCATTCATCGCTGATCCTACCATACAGCAGGGCTATCATCTCACCCTAGGCAAGACGTTTGAGGAGCAGTTCTCGAAAGTCTCCCTCGAAGCTATCCTCTTCTGGGCCTTTGCCTCTGCCATCCACGCCCTCGAGGAGCTGTTTGACACCCACCGCAAGGACGTCGCCGAGCTCGTCGCCGAGGCAGAGCCCCACACCCTGCGCTGGTACGCCCGCAAGGCTAAGGCATATCTCCATGGCCATACCCTCCTCCCCTACAGCGACCAATACGATCTCTCCACCCTCACTCCTGAGGAGATTGATAAGCTACGCATTGTGCGCTATGCTGTAGCCTCAGAGCAGAACAACATCGTCTACATCAAGGTCGCTGGCCGAGATGAGGAGGGTAAGCCTAAAGTACTCCCTAAGGATACCCTCGAGGCTCTACGCCTATACATGCAGCAAGTCAAGGACGCAGGTGTACCCGTGCGCATCATCTCTTCCCCAGGTGATGAACTACGCCTCTCCCTTACCATCTACTTGCAACCTGTCCTGCTCTCGCCACAAGGCAAGCCTACCCCAGGGCGAGACAAGGCCATCCGCAAGGTTATCGAGGACAATATCTCTACCCTCCCCTTCGATGGGGTATTCCGCCCATCTGACCTCATCGTAGCCCTTTCATCCCAATCCGGCGTAGAGGCCTCAGATGTTACCTCGGCAACCACAACGCAAGCAGGCTCCGATAGCTGGCAATATATCTTCGGATATCATCGCCCTAGGTCTGGATACTACCATCTCAATAAGCTCACTATCAATTATCAGCCCTATGTTCCTGGATCCCTATAGCATTGACTGGCATAAGGTCGTCTCAGATACCTTGCCTTCCTTCCTCCGCAAGCCTAGGCTCCTTGCACTGCTCCTTGTGTGCCTAAGCCCGCTCATCTGGCTATACGGTCGATTTGCTCAAGACCGCGATAAGGATCTACACAAGCTACAGCACAACGGACAGGTCTGCTCTCTACAGGGGCTACTTGAGGAGCAATACCCCTCATCCCTAGGTTTACGATACAAGATAGAGGATGTTCGTCAATCCGGGCTAATCATCTACACCCATAGCGAGTCTCGCAAAGGGGTGCCTCTAGCTATCCCTGAGAGTTCCCATGGGCTCCTCATTACGAGTGGAGAGGTCAAAGCCGTAGAGACGTCACGCTTCCTCGTCTATGTCCCCCAAGATATATACGATACCCACCTCCCTGAGGTTCGCTGGCTCGTAGAGCAGTACAAGCTCCCCACCAAGCTCCCTATCTTCCTACCTCTAAAGAGTAATTAACCCTTGTTTAACTAACAGATGCAAACCAATGAACATCGCAAACTTCACCACAACAGCAAATGCAGCAGGAGAGGTAGGACACTACCCTCTATCTACTGAGACCTTGGACTTCCTTCAAAAGCAAATCCTCCTCGTCCAGGGACTAGCCCAGCTTACAGGCGTAGTATCTACCCCCTGGGTCATTACCTCGCCCACATATAACGCGCCTGGTCTGATGGTATACAATGGCGAGCTTCTACCCATTGACCCTCTCCCCTATGACCTCCAGCCCAACACAGACTATTGCTTCTATCTCATAGAGGAAAAACAAGATATCACCACCGAGGACAATCGCTTCATCGAGGCACGAACTATCCGTAAGGTGCAGGTAGAGTCCAAACAAATGGTCCTGGGGCCGCTTCTAGGACCTGCCTATGCACGTACTGAATCTGAGCTAGACACATCGAACTCTCCCAGCCTCTCAGATTTACATAGCATGACTCTAAACTATGCAAGGCTACTACAAGGTGACCTAGAGGAATTAGATAGAGAGGCACCGCCAAAGCGTATGCAACTCTTCCTAGCACCTGAGCGAGCGGATACAAGTTCTTTACCAATGAGCCTGCCTGAGCTCAAGGGGGCTATGGTTTTTACACGCCTCCTGCCCGATAGTACCAAGAGCTTTATCCAGACGTTAGAAACACCCGATGGAGTTAAGTATCAGAGGACGGTCATCAGTACGAGTGAGGTTGATCGGTTTGACCGTATGGGGATCAATGATTTTGGTTGGCGCTGCCTACCTAATCAAGTAATAGGCTCCATGCAGATTGTCCTTCTTCCACAAAGCCGAAATATCGCAATACATACCACAACTGGTATCTGTACAGAGGCTTCAGGTGCAAATGTGGGTATTTGGGGTGGAGAAATAACGCTTAAGTACGGCACGACACTCATCAGAGAGGAGAAGGTCCGCGTAGAGGTATCTGCAGTGTATGATGAAGCTGCTGGTGCGAACCAGCCTAAGGTCTTTGCTACCATTCGGCAAGGTAAGATCGCCTTGTTTGTCTATAATCAAGGTGGTTACAATGCGCTCACCCATACGCTTCATGTGAGGCTCGTCTCGCTATAGCATCTAACTCCAAACGATAAGAGCGATAAGGGGCTTCACCTTTATCGCTCTTATGTTTTCCTAGGCGGTTTTGTTTTCGTGCTTTAGGATGCTTCGTTTCCCAAAGGGGCAATATTTCGTTTTCCCGATTATACTAGAGCCCCCACCCCACATAGGGTATAGATATGACAGCCCCCCCCCGCCTCAGGCCCCTCGTCAGCCGGCGCGGCGAGTGCATGCGTGGATGAGTCATCAAACAGCACAGACTGGTCGGGGTTAGCAAACCCTGCGATCTGCTGCTCCGAATAGGGATGCCCACCGAGAAGACCCAGCTGCGTGTATGTTCGCGCGACGAGCTCCTGGAACCCGTCATTGATCCGCGTAAGTGCGTCCTGAGACCCCACCGAGAGGTCAGCGGCGTTGATCACGAGCTCGGCCGTGTCCTTGGCCCCGCCCTGCGCGTTGGTGAGCACCTCCCAGGCGTAGACGCCCAGGATGACGGCGGCGGCGCCGGTCAGAGGCCACTCCGTGGCTCGCTCCCACGTCCGCAGCCGAGTGCCCGGGCTGATGTCAGTCGGCATGCTCCGATGGTAGACGGCGCTTGGGACAGGGCCGTGTTGCGTTCACCGATGGGGACATTTCTGTGCGGCTGGGGGGCATTCGACGCCGTCGGGGACCGGTTGTGGTCAGGGTCTGCATCGTGATGCGGTGGATGGTGAGCTGGTTTCCGTGCGGGCTCCAAGATTGGCTCGGGCTCCGAGGTCGGTGCAGGGGCCTCCTCCTGCTCGGGTGGAGTGCGCCCTGGAACCTGACAGCATGGGCTACTCGGACTGCTCCTCCTTGTACTCGGATGGGGTGCGCACCAGCTGGGCGGCACGCCAGACCTGGTCGAGTCGGGTCTCGACCTGTGCGCGGGCGTCGTCGAGCCGTGAGGGTTTCACTGTCAGGCTGAGCCGCGGGATGAGGACCGGCCGTCCCGGCTCGGCGCCCCCGGGGGGGGGGGCGTAGGCGGGCTGTACCTTCTCACGCA